TAGATGACATTGGTGAATCTATCCATCCCATCACCCCGGTCAACAGACAATTGGATGGAGTTTAAGCCGTCATCCAAAGGGGCGAACCCTCGAATCATCTGCATAGAAGCCTGGTCAGCTTGATTCTGACTGATTTGACGTATCTGCAGCACACCAGAAGTCCACGAAGTAGAAAAAGAATTCACTCCGTCAAGCACAGCCCCTAGTGTAGACTCATAAATTAACCCTTGATTGGTCCCCAACAGTTCCTTACTCTGCCACACACCAGAACGAAACTCGTATCCGTCGGTGATGTAGTCGGTTCCAAGGTTATAGGCACCCTCCCACCAGGACATATTGCGCAGACACAGAGTAAAAGTCTGGATAACCTTACCATCTACATCTGGGAGGATGAGACAATACAGGTCGTTATCGCGATCAATCCAAGAACGGGATAAACCCAACTGGATAAGGGATGAGAGATCAGAAAGCCGAGGACGAATCCTATCACCAACGGGCTCAGGTATTTGTCCGGGAACTGTAAGATAAATATTATCATCCCCAAGATGAAGAATTTTGCCATCACGCCACTCCTTAATGGTTGAAGCGGAGATACAACCAGGACCCTTTTGGAGAACTCTGAAGTCAAAGAACAGGGGAGACTGTGCCTGAACACCAATGTAGACTTCCCGTGCTTTGAAAATCAGCAGAGTAGAATTACTTCCAGCATAAATTCCGGTGATTGCCTCGGAACCGCTGGGCAAATCCACGTAACGAGAGGACCCATTACCCGTAGTTCCTCCAGTGGACCAAACCAAAGGCAGGTTGAAGTCACACCACTGGATACGGTAGGGGACTCTATTCCCTCCGCTGATAGAGTCAGTGGTGTTGGCGAGGAACAATCGTGACTCAGTAGCTGCAATAAACTTGGGCTTATCGAAAGGCTTCTTCTCATCATTCGTTCCTGGTGCTCCAATAATGCTGGAAGTGGTGGCAAACGTGGTTCCATCATATTGATAAAGAGAAGCGTTCCCTGGAACGAGATACCAAACTCCCTTGAAGTTCACGGAACGAGGAGGGTCTGTAGCAGACAATGCCCCACTAACTCCACCCACTCCGGTTACAGCCACCCAACCTGTAGTCTGGGTGTAGTAGTGCACGTGCATCGTGTCAGTTCCACTCTTAGACACACGCATCAACCGGACTTCCCCTACAAGAGGAACATACTGGGACAGGTGAACCACCTTGTTACCGTCCAACTGGGGGTAGATGTTGTCCAGGCCCGGCCGGCTTCGGACATAACCGTTCAGCCAGATGAGGTTACTGGTTCCAGATGCTCCACCAAGGGGAATAGAAACCTCGTGACGGTCAAAGAACACGCCAAGGGACAAGTCAAAGAGACTTGCGTAGATGAGGTTGCTATTTGTGAGTGGCTTAGCCATTAGTAAGGATAGTTACTCCAATACCCATAACGATTAGGACGAGTCCAACCACGTCCAGGACCAGAACGACCAACAGCTTCTTTAGAAGATTGGAAGAACCGCAGAGTTGAATTAGCCTGTGCAATCGCTTTCTGAGAGTCAGCAACCAAATCTCCAATCAACCCAGTTTTTTCTGTGATAGCGGTCTTCAACCCCTTGGGAGGAGTTCCATAAAGTGACCGCTCATACTTCAAACTCAAGTTGGGCTCATCAAAGTAGTCCGCAACCTGAATCAAACAGTATAGCTCCACAATTCTGGGAGCATAGTTGAGGAACTGATTGAACGTATCCACCCCTCCAGCATTGTAGATGGGTGGATTCACCACCTGAAACTCTACAGCATAGAGGTAGTAATCATCTGGGACGGGGTTGAGGTTGAGATATGCACCGTTTTCAGTTTGAGAAAGGTAGGCTGTGCGGCTCCTACCATTCTGATTATACTGGTGAGACAATGCAATGTCTCGGGAGTATACTGGGATGTCCTGGAGGAAGGCTCCGTAGACGTCAAACTCTTTGATGAAGTGGATTTTCTCAACAAACGAATTCACCCACCAAGTAGGATCAGACCACTGTTCAATCTCTACAGGGTGGGAGAATTGGTATTGTCCTACACCAGACTCGGCAATCAACCATCCAGGAGCCATCCACTTGTTCTTCTTCCTCACCTCCGTTGCCAACGTCAAAGGAAAGTCAAAAGCTGAATCCGTTGAAAGGTTCAACGGGAACGTTCTCATAAAGTAAAACGGAAACGCTTTACAGAGTTCGTGAATCCAACTCTCAACTTGATTGTCAAAGATACCCTTGATAGTCGGAGACTGGCGAGGGAACTTCGCAAACACATTCTCTTTGAGTTGAGCAACGGTGTGAGGATACATAGTGATTAGCTCCGGCGGCGACGGCGAGTGGTAGGAGCCTCTTCAGCTTCTTCCTCAGCAGGTTCTTCAACCTCTTCGGCAGCATCCTGATAGGCCTGAACTTCCTCGGGGAACAACATTGGAGGGGGTTCAGGAACGGGGACAGATTCAACCATCACCGGCTCCATCTCACCACGACGCATACGCGCATCCATCTCAGCCAGCTTTTCATCCAACTGAGTCTGTTCCTGGAGGAGTTGTTCTTCCAGTTCCGCACGGCGTTTGTTCATCTCGTTCTGAATCTTGCGTTCGTGGATGTCACGCAACATCTTGGAACGCAAGGGAGGAGGAACAGGGATACCCATCTCGTGCAGTTTGATGGGGTCCTTGGGCAGGGCGCGTCCATCTTTGTGGTAGAGCCCACCATCATCGTGACGGTATACTAGGGAGTGATTGCCAGTAGGGCCACCAATAAACTCGGTGACCCTACCTTTCAACACTGGATTCTTTTTTCTCAGGGCCATTGTCTTACCTCACAAAAGAAATTGGGGAGGGTGAGTGTGACCCCACCCTCCCCGGCGGATTAGTCAGTTACTGGACGTTCCCTATACTTCAGGTAAGCGTAACCCACTTGAGTTCCGCTGACTCCCTGAACAGTTAAGTTCAACTGAACAAGGTCACCCTTGACAGCCGAAACAAAGTTTGGCTTGTCCAACAGGCCGGAATCCAAGGTGGCAGCCTGGTCAAGGCTAACCTCCGTAACATCCGGGCTGTCAACGTTGGCCAATGCAGTAACCTTGGCCCCGGTGAAGATGTTACTGTAAGACGCCGCACCACGCGCACGTTTCTGAACCGTAACTTCAGCACCAGTTCCCACGGCACCAGAGTCAGTGGTGAGGATCAGACCCACAGCCAGCAACTCAATCTTGTCCAAGGCAACCGGGAGGACTGCAATAGAACCGGTGGATTGACTGGTGAAAGTCAAAGACGCGGTTTGAAGAACGTGGATGGTCTGGAAACGACCAGCCTGGGGAGAACTTGCAACTCCACTCATTGTTTCTTACTCCTTCCTACTACTGATTAGAGACTGGAGACGAGCAAGCTGCGCGTCTCGTTCTCAGTGGGATAGTCCCAGGTCTTTTCAAACCCACCGAACCAGGTCCAGCGGATTGCCTTGGAACGACCATAGCTGTCAGCGATAGCGCGCTGCAGTTCAAGCTGCCAGATTTCGATTTCGACAACAACGTCATCACCGAAGAACACGGCTTCACCACCGCCACCGGCCAGTGCATCGTTGAGAACGTTGTTCTCGTGGATGAAGCGGGTGTTCTGATACATCCCAACCTCACCATTGAGCAGCTTGTCAGGCTGGGCATACTTGCTCGCCTCAATCCACTCGGCGTCATCTACGATGCCACGGAGGAAAGCCTCAGAAGCAATGCAGATGTAGTTGTTGGAACCACCGAACCCAGGGATGTTGTAATTGGAACGCATACGTCCCACGATGTTCTTGATGTCCCAACCGCGACAGGGGCGGGTAGCCGTGGTGCCGGCCGTGCCCGAGGTGGACAAGGTGGCCAGCTTGGAGTTCTCGGTTCCGTAGGGGGTGTAGACCAGATCGGAATCCAGGAACTTCTCAGCGGCCAACTCATCCAGGGTTTCAATTGCGTTGTTCTGCAACTGGCGGATGATCATTGACTCCAGACTGAGTTCTGCGATCTGAGCGGCGCGGGCGGTGTAGGGCACCTCCAGCGAATACTCATCACAGGTCATCAGCGTGGAGGTGATGGCGGGCTTACCCTGCGGAATGTCATCGGTTTCCCCAACCTTACGGGCGCGTTCCTGGATGTTCCCCAACTTGGTGAACTTGTATTGGTTGCCTTCGTGCAAACCAAAGTCCACATCAGGGCGAACGAACTGGCGGAACTTCATTTTCTTCTGTGCAGCAACACGGACCTCTCTACTCAGCTTCGCCAAGTGAAGGTCCGCTACGTCAGCAGTTGTAATAGTCGGCATTACATTTCTCCTCTTCTAGTTAAATCAGGTGATGCTTGGTGCGTCACCCAGTTCAGCTTTAGTAGAGGGTCGTGTCCTGCCGACGTATCTTAACTGCCTCTGGGGTAGGCTTTATTCAGTTGTAACCGGAGTTACGAAAACATTTTGGACGCGATACTTTTGCGCCGGGCTTCAATCTCCTGGGCGTGTGCGTCTTGGTTATACTCTACACGCTCCGGCATAGGTCTGCCAACATCTCTCACCGGAAGTTGACCGGTCCCGAAGTAGGGACTCTGACCGTTGGCCTGTTGCTTGCGTTCCTTCTCCTGCTGCTCAGGAGTCTTGAGCAGACCATACTGATTGAGGATGGCCTTGGTTTCCCCCACCACACCCTGGAAGCGTTGCTTGGCGTCAATGTTGGGGTTCAACGAAACGGACTGTTGCCAGAGGCGCTGCACGGTTTCCGCGTGTTCAATCAGTTCCGGGTGTTCCTTGAAGAACTGTTCCTGCAGTTGGGCCTGCGTCTGTTGGGCCTGCTGGATGTGTTGCACCTTCGTCTGTTCGTGCTTCTGCAGCTTCCGTGCAAAGTAGTCATCCATCTGCTTCTTGGATTTGAACGTGATAGCTTCTTCTCCGTCTTCACTCACCTTGGTTGTCTCCTTCTTCTGTTGTGATACACCAGCGACCTTGTTCCAGTCCCAGTTGTTCAAGTCTTCATCTGCATCTGGAACCTTATCTTGTTCCAACTGTCCACGCAGGATGTTGTTCTGTTGCGCAGCGCGGTTGTGTTGCTGGTGGGAAGTGGAGCGTAGTTGGTTGAGTTCCTGATTCGTCCGCGCTAACTGTTGTTTCAATGACTCAACCTCATCAACTTCTGTGCCTACCTGGGAAAGCCAATCCATCCTCAAGTCTCCTACTTTTTATTTTGTTCAGCGCGGAATCGTTCAACCAACTTTTGGCAAAATTTTGCCTCTCCTTTAATTACAAGGAGAGACTCGTGTGAGGTATCAGATAGAACCAACCTGCGGAGTATATCCTCCTTCATCTCCTCAACAATACCTTTGAGTGTTAACTCTGCATCGGTTAGCCTCAATTGTCTTACAGAAGGGTCGGACATCTGATACCTCACAAAACTTAGATGGGGGTTACGATCTTTGCCATCTCGTTCTCCCCATTGCTTACCGATTCACGGGTAAGCTTCGGCGTGGTGTTGCGTTCGTTGGTCGCCTCACCCTCATCCCAACGGTTGTGGATGAGGTTGGTTTCCTGGTTCGCAACGTTCCTAGCACCCGAAGGCGTATTGATCATACGGAACTCAGCCATAGTTACTCAGGTCCTCCTTTCCTTTAGCCCCGGCCGGGCTGACTGAAGTAGTTGGCATCAGATAGGACATCCCTTCGCGTGGGAGCATACGGGGAGCCCTGGTAGCATCTACCAACTCTGAGGACTGAATTTTCCCATAACCACAGTCCAGAATCTTCCCGATGTCATTTTCGATGAATCGGTCAGAGTCCATACCGGCGTCCATTACAGTCCACTCTTTACCTTTGTCCATTGGTTAAAACCTCGGTTTCACTTGGGATGGGACGGGATTGGCGGGCTGTCCAACTCCTGGTTGAGGGGAGCCAGAACTGGTGTCAAGCTTACCATCGAAAGGTCCTGGTGTGAAGCCTCCACCACCGAACATCCCTCCCAGTCCCATTGTAAGGTCGGGGGTGTCAAGTTCCTCACCACCGTCCATAACCCTGGACAACATTTCAGAATCTTCTTTGGGAATAGGAAGGGCTTCTAATTGGAGTATCTCCTCCGGGTCCCAACCAAAGCCAACCGCAATCTTTTCCAGGAGTTTAGGGATGCGGACATACTGCAACGCACCCGGGATACGGCCAACAGTCTGGAGGAAGTAGGTGGCTTGTTCAATCATCCCTTGCCGTTCCAGCAAGCTGGAGAAAACTTTGACTTTGAAACGGAAGAATCCACCCAGCTTGTTGAACCGTTCTTGTGGTGACCAGTTCGCTACCTTCTTCAACGTGTCTTCCCACTGCCCACGCAACTCAGCGTGTTCCTGTGCCGCCTTCGGATCAGAAGGAACAGGCGGGAGAATCTTCTCCATATTACTGATGATCCACGCTGCCCACATACGCTGAGGAGTATACTGCAAGGTGCGGGTGAACATACGATGGAGCATCGGCTGGAGGAGGCGTTCCTCAATCCCTTGGAAGAACTCCACCAACAAGGCAGAGCCTTCAGCAGAACGTGCATCAAACTCCCCTTTAGTGATGCGACCACGGGTCCGGTTCATCCCCATCAACTCCTGAGACATACCTGTGTTCTCAGCGTAAGTAGTCTGATAGAACTGCATAAACTGCCAGAAGCCTGTAGGTAGGTCAGCAGTAACACAGGTATCAACTACCTTACCTTGTGACGGTCCACCATTACCCTGGATGAAGATGACCTTACCAGGATAAATACCGTCAATCTCAGGATTCATTATCGGGTCAAGTCTGTCTTTATCCACCGTCCAGGCGGGCTTCAAGTTCATCTTGAAGAAGTCCACCAACAGGTTCATAATGTCGTGACGCAAGTCAAACGAATCAATGTTCTCTGTAATAGGAGACTTACCGTAAACGGCATTGGCCACTTTAACAAAGGGAGAGTCAACCACAACAGACTCTCCATCCCAGAATGGGATGTCCACTGGAGCCATTACAATCTCACAGTGGTTTGCCATAATCATATACTTGTTGTGGAAGAAGATAGCACCTGTGTTGATGTCGTGGAACGTTCCTTCGAAGTGAGTAAGAACAACTTCATTATGGTAGTTCTTACCTTCATCAGGATTGACACCCTGTTGGAAATCATCCCGGTTGTCCATTGCATCCATTGGCTTCTTACGAAGGGCGGCGCGCTTACAAGCGTTGATGTCCCACCCGCGAGCAGCAGCCTCCTCCAGGAACTGGCCGGTTCCCATAAACGTCTCCCACATCCGATAGCGACCCTTCTTGGATGTGGTGTCCAAGTAAACGTGTGCTGGGTCAAGACACTCCAACAACAGACGGGGAGTCTTCTTGTTCGCTGCGAAGGGTGGTTGGTCAGTAGCCGGCTTCTCTCCAACAGTAGTCAACTCATTAAGAGACTGGTAGAGTTTGTCTGTCTCATCTAAGTCAAGCTTCTCATCAACACCACCATCTGTAACCGGAACACCATCCGTCTGATGACTAATCATTGCATACATCTGACTGGTAAGGAGTCCGTTATGGATCAGGTCGGAGAAGAATTGATTGAAGCCAATGATGGGGTGGTCACACTGATACTGCAACCACTTGTTGACCAGATTGATGATGACTTGCTGTTGAGGGATCAAAGCCTCAGACTCAAACCAGTTAGGGTCTTGTTGCCTCAACCTGGAGATGGCAGCGGCGAAACGCTCCACTGTCATAAATTGGGTAGGGAAGACCTTCATTGATTGATGAGGGTCCTTCATTGAATCGTTGGCGTAGAACCCATTGTAGTGTTCCCAGGCAATGCGGGCCTTGATTTCCACAGGACGCTTACGTTCCTTCTCATAGCGAAGGAGTTCTACCAACGCCTGCACCATCACCATATCTTCAGTGCTGGCAGTTCCGTAAGAACCTAATGACAATTCTGGATAAGAGTCTAGCTTATTCATATTGCCGTTCAGAGGAACATCGTGGTAATCCTGTGGGTCGCGGAACAAAGTCTCTTTCATCTTAACCGGGAACCTCCATCAAAGTTTTGTCTGCGTCCCACCTGGATAATCCGGTTGGGTCCACGATAACCTTCCAACGGTTCATAACCTGCACGTTCTGAAGTGGGGTAACCATCTCTCTGCCCTTGTTGGTGTCGTCGCAAACATACAATAGCATACCTTAAAGCATCCATCATATGGTCATAGAACCCATCTTTGACTGGGCGAATGACATCAGTAGGTGCATCCTTCTCATTACAGTAACCAGAAACGAAGGCGTTGATAAGGTGACGGCACGAGGGGTCAATGATGAAGTGAGGCTTCACATATTCCTTGTCTACTGTGTCACGCCTGTAGGTCAACAGCTTCAATTGCTGCTCAATGATGTTGAGTCCGAAGGTGATGGTAGACTTTACACCTCGGGGTCTGAGCCCCTTACCAACCAGAATATCAAAGGCACTGGGACCGGACACAGACTTCTGCACACCAGCCGGGTCCATAAAGTCTTCCCACTGTGGATCACCATACAACTGGTAGCACTTGTTCAACACTTCGTTGGCAATAGTATCAAGCAACGTTCGCTCATAGAAGAACTCTTTAAGTATGCGAAGCTGCCTGCGTTCAGTGTCATCCTGGAGCAGGATGATTGCGGTTCCTCGCCAGCCGAAGTCCCATCCTCTTACAATGGGAAACTTAGGATTGTAAACGAGAGGTTCTGATGACACGTGAATCTTACGGTCAAACATCTGAAACACCGGGTCACCCTTCACGTCAGGGGCGAAGTTACCCATACTCAGACGTTCATTCAGCGAGGGGTCACGAGCGTAGTCACGCTCTACCGATTCCAAGTAACCCTTGGGTAGGTTCTCTGCGTTACCTTCTTTAGGACAGTGTAGCACACGATAAGGAGAACGTGGATCGTGTGGATCATTGTTGGTGAAGAACATACGGTAGAGCCAGTGGTTCTCTGACGGTGGGTTGCAGATGTAGACAATGACCTTACGGAACCCCGGAATCTTCTGGCGCAAGCGTCCTGGGACAGTCTTGGCGAGTTCCTCTGATAGGGAGTCCGCCTCTTCCAGGATAGCAATAGAGAAGGCCTGACCACCGAGCGCATCGGACTTTGACGCCTTGGCTTTGACCAAAGACTTGTCCGACCGCATAAAGAAGAAACTGCCATTGTGCAGCCTGATGGTGGTGTCCTGGTCATTCTTCTTGTAAGGGATAGCATAGCGGTCGAGGAAGTTGTAAGTCTCGGGATAGATGGACTGTTGGATATCTGAATGGGTTCGGCGGACGCATAGTGTCTTGACGTTGGGGTGCTTCAGACTGGTATCAAGGGCATACTCCAGGGCCGCCCAGGTCTTACCACCACCCACACCACCGTAGACTAGGATGTGGATGGACTGGTCCTCATCCACCTGGGAGGTGTCAATGATTTCGCGGAACCGCTGCTGATTGACGTTCCGTTTGAAGTTGCGCTCGAAGAGGGTGGACTGGTTGTGGTAGCCTTCCAAAGCCTCAGCCAGATACTGGAACACAATCTGCTCCTTGGAGGGAGCCCGTAGTTCCTTCATCTTAATCTTTTCAATCATCAGGCTAGGTCAGACTCCACAATCACAATCTCTTCCCCGTGGGTAAGAGCCATCGTTTTACTGGAAGCGAGGGAGAAGAACTCTCGGGCGCGGTAACACACCTGAGCAACCAGGGCCGGGTCCTTTACCACCGGACACACAATGAACTGGATGAACTTCTGCAGGATTTCCACCACGTTCCCTTTCCAGTCCACATCCACGGTGATTCCATCCTCAATCTTCTTTGCCTTCTCGACCAGCTTGCCAATCGTTTCCACAAGCTTCGCCATTACAGAAACGTCCCGAGCGTTGATAAATGATGTCTGGCCGAAGGTCTTGCAGAAATTGGAGAGGATGGCCTTACGGAGAATCCCGTAGTCACCATCCTCTAACTCCCAGCCGTTCTCATCATCTTGGAGTTCCTTGATGGTCCCCTTGATGAAGTTGTTCACGTTACTAACGTGACGGTTGTCCATAGATTCGCGGAACTCTATCACCAGAGTTCGGAGGACTGCCAGTTCCCGTGACAACCCGAGAATCTCCGGGTCGTTAACAAATTCGTCATAGTCTACGTGCTTGGTTGAGTGGGTAGCTGATTTTGACATACAGCTATCTAACCACAAGGAACGCAAATAAAAAAGCCCCTCCGAAGTGGAGGAGCCAGGTGGCGGAGGAACCGTCAACCTTTGGGATTAGGCCTGGGTGGGAGGGACATACTTCATCAAGTTGCGACCAAGCAAGTCCTTCATAATCAGTTCGCGGACGTAGGCCGCGCCACCCTCTTGCATCACAGCCTCCTTGATGGAGTCCTGCAACTCGACGGCGACCACAGTCTTGGTCTTGCGCTGGGCAGGCTTGGTTTCGTTGGAAGCCAGCTTGGCCTTGGCCTTGGCCTTGGTGGGCTGAGCAGCAACCGGAGGGGGAGTTACGGGAGGGAGAGTAGCTTGAGCGTTTGCCATTTTCTTTGTTACCTTTCAGTTAGGGAAATATCCAGATTCAGATTCTAGTATGATTTGTATAGTAGTGTCAACTACTATTCTACCTTGTTACCAGTTGTAGGGTCGAGCCAAACAATCTTACCAGGATACTTGTCCATCGTATACTGGATGAGGATGTTGGATATGAGATCGTTGGTCATAGCATACTGCTTCATTCCAGCATAGTTGTTCTCGCGCTCCGCTTTCTCGTAGGACTCGTGTAGCCATATCTCCAGGTCATCCAACTGAACAACCTTACGCACGTTCTGGTCAATCCAGTGACGAGATTCTGGAGACATCACCAAGGACTTCTGCTTGCGAATCAGGTCCTTGATGTTAGGGACGCCTTGGGTATGTCGGTCAAACTTACGATTCAGACTCATCTGAGATAACCTCCACGTCCATCTTGGACTCTACTGCCTGAGCCCTTCTCTGTTGTTCCTTCCGTCGTTCTTCAATGGGGAGACGAGCCTGCACAAACCCATCCTGCTCCTCAAAGTTAACACCGTTAAGGTTGCTTTGCTGTAGTTCCCGGTTGGTCACCTGTTCCAGTTCTCGCCTGAGATACCAGATGGCCTTATGCAAGTCTTTCTTGTAGGACTCACCCGGCTTCTTACCAGCCCTGCCAATATACTTGACTGCGGTGCCAACGCAGAAGTTCAGTCTCCACGCTTCAATCACGTGGATAGGCTGGTAAGGGTAATCCTTACCACCATAGTGGGCCGGTTGGTCAACCCCATCTACATACTCCATCATTCACTCCTAAGAAAGTAATCGGATACCTCGGGAACTTCTTGCAGAAGTAGGTTGAGGCAACCCAAAGCGATTTCCTTGTGCTCCAGTTGAACTCCTGGCTTCGTCCTCACATCACAGTATGTGATCCACGAGCGGATATTACCTGTCATATAGAGTGTGGTTTGGGTGGAGAGGGGAAGTAGGAAGCGCGCCTGCTCCTTGGCGATACCAGACTTGATAGCTCTCTGATAACAGTCCATTGAGTCTCTGTTAGTTTGATGTTGTAGAGTGAGGAACCACTCTTTGGTTTCATCAGACAAATCATCAATAGAGTTCTGTCTGTTCTTGGTATCCTGGCGGCGGGCTTCATAGACTTCGAACTCCACAGCTTCTGCGTAACGCTGAGAGAATTCTTGGAAAGTGAAGGATCGGTGCCGGAGGATTTGCTGCGCCAGGGCCCGGCTAGTTACGATCTCCATCGTAAGGGAAGCGGACTCAAACACAGACCAGTGCTGGTTCTTCAGACAGTAAGTCAGCAGCCGGGCCGCCGTCTCATCATTCATCTGGTTGCTCGGGTTGGAGACGCGGGCGACGTAGGCCAACAGTTCCCCCACCGTCTTACCCTTGAGGTCCCCGACCCCTTCAGTTCTTGCTATCAGTCTTACTTTCACTGTGATGTAGCCTCCAAACTTTAACTTCATCTGACTGTTCGATGTAGGTGAGCATAACGAACAAGTGTGGGTATTTCCAAGGTAACTGACGTAGGCTGGCGAGGAAGGTTTTAATTTCATCCTTGGTCCAGTAGTTCATACCAGCGGCCAGCATTACCGTCTGAGGGTGCTTGTTCCCACCAGCATAGTCATCAACCTGAGCAACTTGCTGCTTCCGGTGATCACTCACTGCAAGGAGCCTATTCACCTCCGGCACGTTCTCCTCATCACAGACACAAAATTGTATGTAGAGGGAAGTTACATAACTCATTACTTACATCGTTCCTTATCTCTGAGGTATAGGGCGTAGCTGGTGAAGAGGTAGCGGCGGAGCCCACCCATCGAATCCAACCACTCACGTATCTCCTTGGGTAGGGAGACTTTGGTTGGCAAGTTCGGTTCCTGTTTCCGCCGTCCGGCTGTTCTCAATCTGCTCAACTGGTTTCTTTCCTTTCGCAAAGACTTCTTGGGAGAGGGTGCGGTATTCCCTGGTCGGGTTCTGGCGGTGGGCGTCCTCCATAACTTGCAACGCCTCCATTGAATCCTTCGTTCTGAAGAGGGCCTTCCACTTACCCTTCAGCGATTTATACTGGACGAGGAACTCTACGTCCCGCTCTTTGTAAGTTGGTATCTCTGACGCTGATCTAACTCCCACTATACCCCCACACATCAGCGTCCCGGATTTTGTGCAAGAGGGATTGAACTTCTGTTTCATCCGACCCCTCTATGACCCTTTCCTGGCGCAGGACTTCGAGAGCGTAAGTCACCCAACTCCATTCACCTGGCGTAAGTTCTAACATTGATACCTCCATCTCTTTCATACCATTTGATTCGTAGTGAAGTATGAATTCCCTTCTACCAGGACCACATCTCTAGTAGTCTGAGGGCCCAAATGTGAATTGACACTGTTAAGTAAATGAACACCAAATGTGAATTGGCTTGTAATGGGAATGATGCACGAAGTATGAATCCACCTTATCATTATAAGTTGAAGTATGAATTGCTTCCCATTACAAAGGTTCCAGGTGGTAGGGAGGGGTGGAAGAAAAGATATATAAAATGGGGACACCCCAACCCCCACGTCTCCCGGGATTTGCGTTCCGGTGGGAACACGGGGAGGTAGGGGGAGGGACCCTTATAGTTATAAGGGTTTCCTGGTGGTGGGGAGGGGTTGGCGCTTGTAACCATAAGGGATTGACCGGCTGCAACCTGGGGAAACCTTATAACTACAAGTGTTCCTTATAATGGGAAGGGTGCTCGGGGTGTTCCTTATAACTATAAGGCTTGTAATTACAAGGGCTCCCCTACTTCCGTCGTCCCTTGTTCCCCTAGTTTGTTACGTTCCTCGTTATAGGTTGGCTGTGTAGTGCTTATATCTGTTGTCTCTATAGGGGATAAAGGGAGGGAACTTGTTACTTGGGGTGGGGGAGAGGGGTTCCGGTTATAAGAGAACGTTGTAATGGTAAGGGTTTGAGGGAGGGTGGGGGAAATTGTGTATTTTCCTTAACAAAAACCCTTGCTTTCACCACCCGACGGTCGGGTATTATCTAAGTGTCCCCGGGATACGGGGCGGCGGTCCTGGAAGGACCAGAAAGAAGGCAGTAGTGAGAGTTAAACTTGTTGGAGAGGACCAGGCCAAAGCCTCTAGTGCCTATGGTATCCTCCCGCAGTCTTGGAACGGTTTGGTTCTGACTGTTGGTTTCGGTCTGTGTATAGTGGAAGTTTCCTCCTGTGTTATCTGCGCGAACAACCCGAACCGGATGGGTTCTACCTTCTGTGTGGATACCGTTTACAAACAACCGAAATACGCCTACACGATGGGAACCCTGCTTCCTAGTTATGATGGGTTCTGCCGCTAATGTTAAACGCTTCCCTATTCGTCCCCCGGCTCATTGGCCGGCAGCGTTCTTCAACCGGATTAGGTGCGCAAACTGTGGTTATGGCCACCTGTTCCCCCTTTGCTGACTCCCGTTTCAGAACTAAGGAAACGGGAACCACAGGAACTATCCTCCCCAGGGTTTTCCTGTGGGCCTATGAGGGTGAGTTAGCGGTTAAGCGAAACAACCTTTGGTGGTAGGGGGCTTGTCCCTTTCCTAATGTGGCTTCCGGTTATAACCGGGAACGGTTCCAAGCCCGTGCAAACACAGAGGAGGAAAGAGGTTGCTATGTCAGATGAAGAGAGTGAAGCTTTACTCCTGGAAACCTTGCTCGCGTTAGCTTTGGAACCAAAGCCTTTCCGTTACAGCAAGGAGCCCGACCCGTTCGGGTGGGCGGTTGAAGAACCTGCGCCTGTCTACTGCTTATAATTACAAGGAGGTTGTATGCACTACTTCATCAAGAGGGTAACAGAGCAAGGGCTTGTTTACTACACCGGCTCAGGTTCCTCTGCTTCAATGCATAACGCCAAGCTGTATTCTTCCCTGACCAAGGCTAGGAAACAGGTTGAGGTGCTCAACATCGGGTTGCCGGGTTCTCCCTGGTGGCTTGAAGAAGTCTAACTACAAGCCCCACCGGTTCTTGTAACCGGAAGGTTTAGGTGAGGGTTGGCTGTTAGGTCCGCTTCCTAAAGCCAAGCATACCAACCCTCTCTTAAGCCTTAACAAACTGGAGGTGCCTATGTCCAAGCATTATGACAAGTGGTTAAAGGTCAAGCAAAATTGTGCGAGTGAACTTCACCGAGTCTTTGAGGATGCAATCAAACGCGGTGATACCCAAGCAAGGATTAACGTGGAAGTATGCGCGGTTCTTCACCGTGCTAACGGCTCCCCTCGTTGGGTTCACTCTGAACTCTATGGGATTGCAGAAACCTGGCGTCATATCATCGGTCGTCACCACACAGTGTTTGTCTATGAACTTCCCTGTGGTCAGCGGTTCGAGGTGAACACACAGGGAACAGATACATCCTGCTACCCTAGCACAAAACTTCATGATGCTTCAGAATTCTCTGATGCTCCTGGCTTCTTTGTCTGGAAGCACAACAAGAACCTTCACTTTATTAGCGATGATATGAAGGCGCGGCTTGCCAAGCAGCAGGCTTTGGTTAACAAGTAACCCTTACCCAGGGTGACAGGTCATACTCCCTTGCTTGTCGAGCACACAAGGGATACAGCAAACGTGGTTACCTCTGCGTTACAGGGGTGAAGGGTTGATTGATTCCGCAAAATCTTTCCAGCCTGGAGGTGTGTGCCGAAGCGGTTCCCTCCTATCTTATAACCGGAAGGTGCCTATTATGGTTACAATCAAAACCAATAACGTTCCCAGGGACCTGCTTTACTGGTGGGACCTGACTCCCAAGGAGCAGAAAGAATTTACCCACGAGTCAGCAGAGGACTCCTGTTACTTCAGGTTCAAGGGGCAGGTGTATTGTATGGATAACTTCCTCTGCCTACACAACAAGGTGCATATGCCTTCCGGCCAGGAGATATTCCCTGGGTGGGACGGCTACGAATCGGACTCGTTCTTCTCCGGTATTGTCATTCGATACCCCCGTGTCCCCCAATGGAGGGGTGAACCCGTTGAAGATGTTGAGCGGGTGATTGTCGGAACCTACTTCTCATAACCCTTACCCAGGGTGACAGGTCATACTCCCTTGCTTGTCTAGCGCACAAGGGTTCCGTCTTACGTGGTTACCTCTGCGTTACAGGGGTGAAGGGCTGATTGATTCCGCAAATCTTTCCAGCCTGGAGGTGTGTGCCGAAGCGGCTCCCTCCTATCTTATAATTACAAGAGGTGTCTTATGTCTGTTGCTAATAAATTCGAAACCTTTGAAGGTTCCGAGGTATCCCTGTTCGTAGAGTTCCTGCGACGGGATGAGGAGGGACGTAACTGTTACTACTGTGTAGTGAGGGACAAGGAAGGGAACCTTATGCTCCCCGCAGGGATGGACTTGCGGAGCGGCTGCAATATGCAAGACGAACCGGATTGCAAGGAGATGATCGGAACCCTCGCTTCCTTCCTCCAGCCTGGGAATGGGGACTATGGTTCCCCTGAAGAGGCAGAGTTTGCTGAGCAGTATGGGGAACACCTATGGGTTGAGGTTCACGACTCGTTCCTTGGTTACCACAGTGTTCCGGGGTTGGGCTCGGTGGAAATCTTTCACCGTTACAAGTCAGGCCCTAACATAGACCAGGATGGGGAGTTCCCTGCAGACGGTATCTATTGGCAAGCCTGCTTCCCTGGTTGCCTACCTGATGGTGATCCAATGGGTCCCTTCGATACCCCGTTCCAAGCCTACCAAGATTGGAAGAACAACTAATGCCTAAGCAAAACTTAGCTGACCTTTACTGCACCAACCTGGGCAAGGTGAAGGCTTGTGAGTTAGCCCTTCGCCGAACCCTTCGCCGATTAGAACCTGATACCCGTATGAAACGGATGGACGAACTACTAGGTGGGTGTGGGGTAGAAGCCCTGCGAGGTGAGTGGAGTAACGGTTACTGGGGTGATGTGGTTGCTACCTACATTAACTTCGGTGACACCTACGATACCACTATCGTATGCCTGCGCACCGGCTCCAGCCGATGGGATTGCCGCTATATGATCACCTGCCTGGGTGATTTCGTTGAACGCTACAGTGAAAGGTTAGGTATCCAATGAGTTATGTTATTCTTTACGATTGTGTAGAAGGGTTACCCATCATACACGAGGAGTTTATAAACAAACCTTTTCCAGGTGTGGTTAAAGGTGAATTCCCTTACCCGTTCCGTCTGATAGATGGGGATGGTAATCACTGTTACTATGGCCGCAACAAACAGGGACCTGACCAAGATACAGACGCAGCCTTTGCTCCCCTTGACTGGGGCAAGGCTGACAGCGGCTGCACTACAATTGAATATCAGAACCAGTATGGAGAGTGGGAAGAACTATGACACACCAACCTGACGTTACCTTGCACCCGAACCGGCTACCTTGGGTAGACAAGCCTGAAATTGTGCGCGACTTTGCTTATCAAGTCTGGACCAGAGGAGAAGGACACGAGCGCATCAAGATTGATTCTTGGTATGCCGTGAAAGAGTCACCCTCTGGTGGCTGGACCTGCACCTTACGCCTAACCTATATCAAGCCTGATGGGGAATGCTTCCCAGCTAAGGGTAGGGCAGGTGGATATGGTTACTGCAAGTTCAGTCAAGCTTTCTATGATGCATTCAACAAACTGTTCCCCCAGTTTAAGGAGGAACGTGGTTTATGGGGTGTAGCTGGAGCAGGTGAATCTGCCGTCTCAAACTTCCTTGTTTCCCTCGGGTTCAAGAAGATTGCAGGTGGTCAGTGAGGGTTAGATATGCAGACAACCAGGATGTAGATGAGGAATATCAGGTGTGCTGGGAGTCAGAGGATAGCCTCCTCTTTGACACTGAGTCAGAGGCTAGGGCTTGCATCAAGAAGTTTGAACTCGCCCAAGATGGCACCACCTACTACCTCTACCTACTGACTACTTACTATGACGCCTTTGGTGACAGAGGCTTGACCGAATCCAAATTGATTTACCGAACGGGAGAAGAAGTTAATGAGTGAACCTAACCAAGCACCCACCCTCTTGACGGTCGAGGCAATGAGGCAAGCCTTAAACAGTCTGCCTGCTATGTTCAATGGTGCACTGGTCCTTTGTAATGGGAAGCCAGCACACACCCTGGATGTGGTGCCTGCCAGCCCCGACCGTGAAGCTACACTAAACATCAAGTTCTATATGTTGGGGGATTTGTGAGGGAACAACCTGAACCAGAGGAAGATGTAGCGACTACGTTCCTCAGTGCTATCGCCTTCGGGATCATCTTTGTAGTAGCGTGGTATGCACTGTGGTTCGTGCTAAAAGGTTAGGAGGATTAATGATTGGAAAACGTTTTGCAGTATGTCCCCTTGCACCTGGGTGTATGTGGTGGGAAGGGCTCGGCCCTAGTCTCCACGTTAAGCACGTAACCCAGCCGGTCAAGCGTTATGCTAATAGCAGAGACGCGAAGAACTTTACCAGGCAACACGCTAACGAATACAATAACGGGCTAGTTGTTGTAGATACCTACAGGGACAAGGTGTGGGATGACGGCTGGCTACCCATCTCAGACACAGGTGAATGGGGCAAGGACGAGTGAGCGCAGCACAACACCGAACCGTATCCCTGCCGACCGACATCACCAACTACATTGAGTGGGCACAGACCCAGGTCCCTGGTGCAGAGGACTTGTCTATGTCCTGCATCGTGAAGGTCATCTGTCAGTGGGCTTGTGCCAATCAAGACTATCTCAATTGCTGCATTGCCTCCGCTATGCAGGATACTACCAGCCGAAGTCGTCCGAAGAAGAAAGGATAAGCTATGAGTCCAAAGATTAAAGCTTGGTGGTGCACCAATGACCCCAAGAATACTGGGTGGTATGCTGAGGAACAAGATGAGCAGGGCAACTACGTCAGTGATAGTGTTAAGGTATGGTCCCCTGTTAACCTTGACTCCTTCACCCAGGAACAAGAGGCTGAGGTAACGGCTGCCCTATGTGAAGCTTACCCTAACCACGAAATCTACGTTGAGGATCAACAAAGCCTGAAGATGTTGAGGAAGGAACTACTATGAAGAAGTTACCGAAGGACGTGAAGAAGAAACTGGAGGAGGTTATCAACCTCGCCGCTGAAGTAGGGGAGATGGTGCAAGAGGCACGGGACCAAGGCCAGGAATACTTGGACGAGCGGTCAGACAAGTGGAAGGAGGAACACGAGGGAGACTATGAAGACTTCCTCTGTGAACTCGACTCCATCATCGAAGCCCTGACTACAGTGCAAGAACTATCCTCCGACGTAGAGTATGGAGGATAAGGTGAAGGTTACCTATGAGGTGAACAACTTGATGAGGGAGAAACTCCGCAACGCCACGGAGTATGCCCAAGAGGGTAAGGATTCCCGTGCCCTGTGGTATCTCATTGAATTGATGGGAATGATCTACGAGGAGATTGAGGTGTATGACCCCTATGAATGAACAGCAACACAAAGAACTATCCCAGTGCAGGGACATAGCCCTTGCCCACCTGGAACAGATGGAAGCTATCATCAACAAGATGGTTCCCATCCCCTACTCCCTGTCGCAGCAGATATCCGTCGCCATCCACAAGGTAGAGCGGATTGAATTGGAGGTAGTCAGTGCAACCGAGCAAGCCAGTCCTGACCAAGAGTAAGCACAACATCACCATTGCCGGGCCCACCCTCCGCTCCATCTACCAGAGCGCAGACAACTTGCTTGGTATCGGTGAGCGCAGCAACATTGCGGTGGGCACCTGTGTCCACGCTCTGATCCTCTGGGCTATGGAGAACATCCCTGCTCCGGTGATGCGTGACATCCTGGTGAAGAGTAAGGCAGCGAAGGAAGTCTACTCTACCCCGCGCCGAGAGGTGTCGGTTATCAACGAGAGGATGGGGATGTGAGGATACATCAACGTGAATCCCTGGTGAGGGATGTCAAGAACAAACTATCCCAAGCATTCCTTGATACATTCAAGGGTGCTGAGTTAACCAATGCGGAGGAACTGAAGATAGTGAATGAAGTCTCTAGTGACTGGATTGGTAGCATCCTCAAGTATCAAATCAGAGAGGAACGGCACGGTGATACTGATACCCCCGGTGGGTTAGAAGGTGCCTAGCTTCTACCAGAACAGACGGCTGTGCTTCCCATTAGAGGAACTCACTCACGCCCAGCTACAACGCATCCGCCAGTCCTGTTATGGGATGACGATGGGGAACACGCTGTTGGTGCACGAGGTATTCTGGTCAGAGGCTCACGCCATCCTGACCAAGGCGGAGAACAAGCCTGCCCTGGTTGGTATCAATCAGATGCTTGAGCAGGGTGGGACACAGCCCGGCCTGGACTGGGAGAGGGTGCGGCCGTGGCTCAAGGACTACCCCCTCAGACGCAGTGATGGGGCTATGCTCCGTCCTTACCAGGCGCAGGGTGCCTCAGCCATAGCCGACCGGGACCTACTTCTTACGGACGATATGGGAACCGGAAAAAGTGTCCAGATTCTAGCTGCGCGCATTGCCCTGATGAAGGAGCAGGGAGCAGGGTGGCGGACCATCATCCTGGTTCCCTCCGCTGAGGTAGCCAGTAGCTGGAAGCGGATAGCCTTCGAACACTTCGGCCAGGTAGTCTGGCACATCGAAGACCGCAATGATTTCCGTAAAAAGTTTATGCAGGCCACCGGTATATGGGTCTGTATGTATAGCAAGTTCTGGCGGGAGGGATACCTCGAACACCTACGTTACCAGCTATCCCTGGGTAAGGGGCTGCTTGTGTGTGATGAGTTCCACCGCTGTGCTGGTGCTGAGACAAAGCAATACTACTACTGCAACGAGCTGAGGGAACTCGCCTTCCGATTCGTCGGTGCTACTGGGACCAGCGTTCCCAATAGACCGGACTCTTACCACGCTATGTATACCATCACCAACAAGCAATCCACCCTCAACCTTGAGTATTGGAATGCCTACTTCAGCAGAGGATTGACAGATGCAACTGGTAAGAAACCCGACTGGGATATTAACCGCCTTAAGTCTATCTATTCCCTGCGTGGGACCTACAGTCTGCGCCGCCTTAAGTCGGAAGTCGCTAATCTACCGCCACTTACGGGGCCCATACCTGTGGTGTGCCCTATGCCCGCTGCAATGCGTAAGCATTATGTGGATTTGCACAATCAGAACAAGACGGAGTTCCCCTCCGGTGACACAGTAGATGAGGTAACCATCGGTCACTTCTACACCAAGCACCTACGGTTGTATCAGTGCTCAACTCTACCCAGCTTGCTCGGTATCACAGGCCCTGGGTCAGAGCCTACTCACAAACTCAACCGTCTGATTGAACTACTAGAGGAGGCAGGAGAACAACGAGTCCTCATCTGGTCCAACTTCCCTGACTGTATTGAGTGGTTGGCTGAGAAGATACGAGCAGCCCTGCCCCGGACCATCACCAAGACAGCACACGGTAGGGTATCTCAGACAGACCGGAGCCGGTTGGTTGACCAGTTCCAAGAGGGGCTCATCAACTACCTCATTGCTAACCCTATGGTGTGGGGTGAGGGTATCACCCTGACTGCTGCCTCGGTGGTTATCTACTGGGACCTACATCCCAGCCGAGTGCGCTGGAGACAGAGTCAGGACCGTGCCTACCGCATCGGTCAGGTCAACCCTGTCACCATCTACACCCTACTACACGAAGACTCCATTGACATACACACACTCAACTGGTTAGGCACTAAAGATATGTGGGCTGACGCGATTGAAACTGGAAGAGGTGAACGACAAGTGAACCGAGTCAACATCGGCAACCCATATGGAAAGTTGAAGAGATGATTGAAGAAATTTGGATAGGTGTTTCCCGTTACACAAGAGAAAGAATCAATTCAGTTTCACTCTGTGGCCAATGGAAGAAACTCACCCTGGATTCACCGTCAGATATTCATACAACTAAGGAGATACTTGTGACAATCATACGCTACATAAGGAGTGACTGGAGCAATCACATTATGATCAACACGCGATACTCAGATGGGATGGGTAGCTCAATGAACTTTACAAAAGAGACTGACGCCCTGCACGTAGCCAGAAGATACAAGAGTGAAGAGAACATCACCAAGGTATCCTTCTTCTACCCCTTCAACTTCATCGGACCACTACCACCCAATGGCTAAGAGAGACTGGGACCAGATCAACTATGATGTGCTGCGCCTTCTCACCAGATACAAAGGCAAGACTCAATACTACAGCACCAGTTGGATAGCTAACAAACTGGGAGCGGACTACAAGAACACCAAGGACATCCTCTTACGGATGGAGGGGCAAGGTCTGATTGAACATCCAACTAACGTTCCACGGCTAGGGTGGTGGGGTATCACGGAAGCCGGCCGTGTGTTGGTCAAGTTTTACATCAAAACCAAACTGTTCAGCAAGGAGAAGACAGGTGGAGAACATCTACAAAACCAAGGGACAGGTCAGGACCACACTGGATAAGGTGATCGGCGGTGACCTGATAACGGAGGCAGGGTCCTTTGAGTATCGCCTCAAGATTTTGATGGACATCACAGAGCAACTCATCCAGGAAAAGCTGGATGCCTACGTTCAGGAACACCCTGAAACACGGAAGTCTGACCTTGTAATTACAATCGAAAATGATTGGACCAATCTCTGGGAAGGGGGACCACAGCGGTTGGTTCGCAAGGTTGTAATTACACACAAAAGTCCTCCTCAGTAATCCTCAACTCTAGCCGTCGCTCTTTAACCTTACGCTTCAGCTTCTTAATCTTTTTCTTTAAAGTTTCAATCTTTAATTCTTTACTCTCTGACTCCCATTTAGAGCGTAGCTTTGCAGCCTCAACACGAGTAAAAGGTTTCCAGTGTTTGGGGTTACAACAAGACCGGTCGCAAGAACAAACCATCGTGTGCCCCTTTGGAATAGGACCCACCAGAAGTTCATAGACCAGGCAGTGAACGTATACCATCTTCCCGTTAGACCAAACCATCCCATATCCGTTAGTCGTCCCCTTTGTCCATACCCAACAAGGGTCAGCCCAGGGTCCTGGAGTGAGGGTGATGTTAAGGAACACACTCAAAGGTAACATAAAACGAGACTATCACGTAACAGATCAATAGGTCAAGGTAACATATAATGGCCAGTATATGTGTGCCATAAGTATTGATAGGAACGGGGGGTCAAAACTTTAAAAAAATCTGGAGGGAGTCTAACGACCCTAAGATTTTTTAAACCCTAGAATATCCCACCATACCCAGGTCTTATAATTATAAGGGAAAGAGGAAATGTGAATTCGATGAAGAAGTAACCATTCCCAGGAGGTAACCAATGTATCGACACATCTACCACCCACCCCCTCCTCCAGCTTACGCCCGCCGAGACAACCAGGCACTGGCTGCCCTCTTCCAGATGTGGCAGATGCAACTGGAAAAGAAATTCCACGATGCACCTGGTCCAGTCGGCGATCCATTCCTGACGGAGGGAATACAAGAGGTGCTTCACCTCTCAGCTACAGAGATCAAAGAGCTAATGGAAATCAGAAACGTCTGTCTGATACACAAACCAAAACACGATGGTGTGTTTCGGGATCCACAAGGAACTTACCAGTGTAAACTTTGTGCTCAACAGAAAGTGAATAATTATCTGAAACGTAAAAGGATAACGACGGTTCCTTGCGAACCAATTCATACTTCAAGAAAAGAATGGAGATAACCCAATGCCTCGTGCTAAGAAACAAACCGGAACCACCGCTACCCCACCCGCAGGGATGGCTCCCCCGCCTCCCGTCCCAGGTGCTGGTGGTCCGCCGCCCCTGCCTCCTGGTGGTTTCAATCCTGGGATGGCACCGCCCCCTCCTGCACCTCCTCAAGGATTCCCTGGTGCTCCTCAGCCACCGGCCCCGCCCAACTTGGGGCAGCTTGCTCACCCGGTTCCTGGTGCCAACGTAGCGCCTCCTAATCTGCCCGCTCCGGGTGCCTTCACTCCTCCGGCCCCTCAGCCTATGGTCCCACCGCAACCCCTGCCCCAGGCACCCGCTCCTGCAGCGACAGGTGGTGCTGACCTGGGACCGGTGCTTGCCAAGCTTGAGGACCTGGGTGCCTCGGTCGGCAAGAGTCTCAACGGGTTGGATGGGAAGATTCAACAGGCGGTAGCAGCCGGGCTCCAGCCCATTGGCACCAAGGTGGAGGAACTCTTCGGTCTGATGCAAGCCCTCTACAATATGATGATGAACGACGGTCCCTCTCAGGAGCAGGTCGCCGCGCACCAACAGGAACAACAAGCCCCTGCTGCTCAACAGCCGGCTGCCAGTGGACTGGACAAGGCAACGCAGGATCAACTGCTGGGGTCCCTTCGGCAATACAAGGGCTACGATGCGGGACAACTGGCGCACCACTTCGCCCAGTCCTACCAGACCCAAGGCTTTCCTCAGCTTACGGCCGAGGTAATCTACGGGGTAGCCCACCAGGCAGGGATGATTGGTGCCGACGGTAAGCTGCAGTAGCTAAACGTTGAGTCCCCTCTTCTTAGTTATCTACGCCTGGGAAGAGGGGACTCTTTTTATAAGGAGG